GGTCCTGACCCGGGTTGCTGGCATACGGCTCAAAGAGATGTACATAAGACAGAATTGCTTCTCCTACTGTGATCGTTGTTGCGTTCATGTGTCGTTTACCTCCGTTTGATGTTGTTTAATGTGGTTTAGTGCTGTTTAATGCCTATTCAGCAGAACGGCAGCTCATCCGGGTGGATCGGGTAGAACATCGCTGCGGTCCCGCCCAGGGACGTCTCTTTGATGACCGCCTCATTGCGGATCGGGAAGATCCGGTCGAACGATGTCTTCTCTGCAGTGTCGCCTTCGCTGTACCAGATGAAGGCATGTTGATCGTCTGCAACCCTCTTGACCCTGCCGATCTCGTATGTAGCTCCGTTGGTATAGATGACCAGCTGTCCCGGTCTCAGGTCTTCCGCCTTGATCATTCCTCCGGCACCTCCCTGAATGCTATCTCCGCGGTTGTGATCGCGGGCCTCTTGTCATTCTCTGGCACCAGCGCGGGCTTGCCCGGCGTCTTGACTATGAAGTCACCGACGGCCTCCGCGAATGCCTTCTTGCCTACTACCTTCTCCAGCGCTGCCAGTGTCAGCGGCTTGCGCTCGTACATGACCTCAGCCGGGACGCCTGCGTCCTCCAGCGCGGCGAAGGCCTTATCCTGGTCTGTCCACTCTCTGGATCCGCGGCCCTCGACGGCCTTGTATCCGGGGATCTCTCCGCCGTCCAGGCACGTCCTGAGCGCGTAGTCCTGCAGGTCCTTCAGCCACTTCGCCACATCGGCGCCGCGCTGCAGGTACTCGCCGACTTCCTCGTCGCTGATCAGCGGCGGCATCTGCCCCATCGGGCCGAAGGCCATCTGGATGTTGTAGTCCGCCCGCGCCCGGCACGTCTCCCGCGCCCGGCAGAATCTGCACTGCGCCTCGCCCGGGACGAACTCGCCTTCTCCGGCCATGGCCATCTGCGCGAGGCCCTTGACCGATTCGCCGAAGTCCAGAAGATCTTCGATGCTCTCTTCCCAGATCTCCGGGTTGACGGAGAGTCTGGGCTGTATGATCATCATGACGACTCTCTTGATGCTGTAGATCATGCTGAACTTCTTCCAGACACCCAGGGCATAGATCTGCATCTGCGGATTGTTCTCCGCCTCGACTCTGACGCCCTTGCCATATTTGAAGTCCGCGACCAGCAGCTTGTCTCCACCGATCATGATGCAATCCGCTGTGCCGAATCCGCCCGGAATCCAGTCGGTCAGATCCAGCTTCGTCTCGAGGGCGATATGCGGGCGCTCAGTGAATCCGAGCGCCTGACAGTCAAGCTCGCTGACATAATCATCCGTGAAGCCTTCCATTTCATCCGCAAAGAGCGGGTCCTTGCGGAGCTTGTTCAGCTCCCGGGTCGCCACGTTCTTGGCCATGTACCCGATATCGGTCTTCTTGAAGAACTTCTGCCGGGCCTTGATCTCGCAGATCTCATGCGCCAGCGTGCCTTCTGCGGCCGCGCTGGATACTGTGTCCGGGAACTGTGCCTCGAGCTGCGCGGAGGGAGTACAGGTCATCCACCGGTGTGCGGATGAAGGGCTCAGCAGCGCGTGGCCACGCGTGGTATGATCCGCCATCACATCACCTCCAGATCGGAGTAGAACTGTGCCAGCTTATCAGGCTGCGTCTTCAGCTCCGGCAGGGCCTGCACGCCGTATTTGGTGAGCAGCTGTCTTAAGTCGGTCTGTCTTCCGGCGTCCATCAGCTTGATTGCGGCCTTCGTAACGTCATCAAAGGACACGGCCTTATAAGTCTTTTCGGGTTCTGCAGCAGGAGCCGGTACCGGTGCTGGCTCAATCGCCGGTGTGGTCGTCGCCGCCGGTGCCTGCGGAAGGACTTCCGGCTTCTTATACACCACCTTCGGAGCAGCAGGCTCCATCATGGGCATGGGCTTCGATTCAAAGCCGTCCAGGGCATTCACTACGCGCTTCAGATCATCAATGCTGCTTAATTCAATCGTTACTTTCATTTCTGACTTTCTCCTTCTTAAAAGATGTTGAGACGGTTTCGTATTCGTCGTTCTTGCCGGCCGCAGCTTCGAGCAACTTCGTGGCCATGATAACCGCGGTGGCGAGAGCCGCTTCATCGCGGTCGTCCATCATCGTCTTCCCGGTAAGCTCTCCGAGCTGTATGGCTGCCTTTGTTAGAAGCAGCTGCGGATCACCGCGTCCGACGAAGAATGAGGCGTCGGTCTTGCCGTCCGCGGTCTGCCCGGTGTCGAAGGTGAATCCGATCACAGCCCTGCCCGTGATCTCCTGGCAGCAGTCGTCTCCGTTATCAATAGTTATCTTTACTTTTCTCTCTTCCACTTGTTTCCTCCTTTGCTTTTCTTGTCTTCTCCAAGCAGCTCCAGCTGCAGAAGGTGACTGTCTTGTAGTTGATCTTCAGTTTCAGCTTCCACTGTTTCGGGTCGCTCATGATGAAAGGTCTCCCGCACTGGTAGCATTTACCCTCGTTGAACAGTGATCCTGGCATCCTTATCCCCTCAAAAGCAGAAGTACATAAACCCTCCCCAAGGGATCGGGATCTTGTCATAGGTTCCTTCACCCTGTGGAAATTCCGCCTGCCACACCACAGACTGATCAATGGCAGACCCTTCTTCCAGAAGCTCCTTCGCCACCTCGCAAGCCTCTTTAGTCGGTTCTTCATAATAAGCTCCGTTCACGGTCGGTGAGTACTGCACGGGATCCTGCTGGAACACCACTTCCTCGATGCTGTCCGGGAACCGGTCATCCGCCACGCGGTTCAGCACCACGCTGCCGACGGACAGCATCATGTCGCGGCTGCAGTTCCCGGCCTCTGCCGAAATGATGTGCGAGAGCACGTACAGGTCGTTCTCCGTATATGTCGGTTCCGGTTCGGTCTCGATCGTGCCAGCTCCGGCCAGTGTGACCGCCAGCAGGATCGTCGGTACGTTAATCATGTTTCTTTCCTCCCGGGATCAAAGATCCCTTCTTTCTTCAGATGATTGATGACGGTCTGCGACGTGATTCCCATGTCCTCCGCGATCCACTTGATCGACCTGGGCGGGTTTGCCGTGTACAGCGCCACGATCCGACCGTGGTCCGCCGGCTTCATCACGCCTCCGCGCTTTTCCTCCTTCCTCTTCTTCGGCTCCGTCGCTGGTGCCGGTTCGTTGTCCGGCATGTAAAAGCCCTCCGCCGTGCTCAGCTCCTCGATCGTCGTGTCGCTGTAGACCCTGACCATCATGTACACCTCCGCGAGCGGGTTGCCCGCCTCCATGACCGCCTTCGACAGATCGACGCTCTTCATCCTTGTATGCTCCATATCAGCCTGCCTCTCTCTTCAGCCAGTACAGTCTCTCCTTTTCCAGCCTCTTCATATCTTCGTACCCTGCCGCGATGTTTCTCCGCCTTCTCGCCTTCCTGGTCTCCCGCTGCCATGTCTCCAGCCCGAGCAGGACCGTCTCGTAAGCCATGATCGCGACCACGGCCACCTGCCAAAGTTTCGGATCCGCATTGGTGCTTATCAGCGACATCACCCAGATCGTGAAGATCGCGGCCTTCCCCTTATTGATTATTCCCCTCATCATTACTGATACGCCTCCCTGTTGAAGTCCGGCACCTGAGCCCCTACCTCCAGTGCCTCCCTATACTTGAGCCAGTCGAGAAACATCTCGACATCGAAAACAGTTACATGCCCGGATCTGATCACTGCGTTCGGATAGCGATCCGGGTACTTCTGCAGACCTGCTGCAGCCTTGTCCATGAAGTGTAGGCTGAACCCCATCTCCTCGCAGATCTTCTGTCTCTTGCGTCTTGTTGGAATCATTACGACCCCTCCTTGTTCTCGTTTTCAAGAACAGAATCGGCAAAAAAAATTGCCTGCATCTCTTCCATCGTCCGGATCCCAAGCAGTGCGCACAGAATATCAACTTCACTTGTCTTGAAGTCTACGGCATTGTGACACTTCTGAGAGAAGTAATTCGCTGAAATTCCAAGCTTTGCGGCGATAAACTGTTTCTTGAGTCCAGATGCTTCAATACGGTTCTCGAGTAGCTGTTCGTTGACCAAATCGTCACCCCCTCTCTTTGTGTTCTCGTTTTTAGCAACACAGTCAATATAGCACTTGTTCTCGTTTGTGTCAACATTTTTTAAAACTATGTTTTCGTTTCTCTATAAATGTGCTATTTTAATATCGAGGGGGATGAAAGGAGGCATAAATGGGAACAAATATCGGAAGGAGAATAAGAGAAGAAAGAGAACGGCAGGGATTAACACAAGAAGAACTTGCTCGGAAAATGGGCTACAAAAATAGATCTGTTGTAAGCATGATGGAAGCGGCACCCGAATTGAGCCTGAAGAAGGTGAACAAAGTTGCAAGAGCGCTTAACGTAGATCCGGGTTATCTGATGGGATATCCGTCTGAAAGAAACGAAACAGATTTTCTGCTTGATGCAGATTTTCAGAAAGCCTTGGAAAAAATAATTGCCGAAAGCTACATAAAGCAGGTCTTTTCCAATACAGAAATCGAAATCATAGAAAAATACAGACAGTTAAATGATGATCAGAAGGAAATGATTTTGAGAATGTTAAATATGAAATGAAAGGAGGACACAGCCTATGTGGATAGAACCTCGCGGAGACAGGTTCCTGGCGGTCGAGCGGTACAAAGACTATATGACCGGAAGATGGAAGCGCGTGTCCACTGTCATGGACCGCGACACGGCACAGGCCCGGAACAAGGCTCAGAAGATCCTGCAGGCGCGGATCGAGGCCCTGCAGCAGCTGGACCCGGAGCCTCAGGACATCACTCTGAAGGACCTGAAGGAAGACTATATAAAGTACCAGACGAAGCTGCTGAAGGAATCTACGGTGATTCGAAACGAGATCGTGCTGAACGTGGTGGTCCGGGCGATAGGCCCTGACACGCTCTGTGGCCGTCTGACAGCCGGGATCATCATGAGCCGGTTGATTGATACCCAGAAGGAAAACGTCACGATAAACAGCTACCTGACGCGACTGAAGGCAATGCTCCGCTGGGGGTACCAGAACGATTACTGCCCGGACATCGCCGGGAAGCTGAAGCTGCTCCCGGACCGATCGGAGCGCGAGAAGATCCAGGACAAGTTCCTTGAGAAGGAAGAACTGAAGAAGCTGCTGGACGGGATGCAGGTCGAGTACTGGCAGAAACTGAGCCGCCTGCTTGCCCTCTCCGGGCTTCGGATCGGCGAGGCTCTGGCACTTACCTATCCCGACCTAGACACGAAGGCGCGGCTGATCCACGTCACGAAGACCCTGTCCAGGGCGTCCCGCACCGTCACCAGCCCGAAGACCGCAGACTCTGTCCGGGATGTGTATATGCAGGATGAGCTGCTGAAGCTGTGCCGGAAGCTGGTGACCGGAGCGAAGGAGCGGGCACTTGAACACGGTTACACAAGTAATCTTATCTTCTGCAACCTGGACGGCGGGCATATCAATTACGATGTGTATGAGAAGTATCTGAGGGAAAACTCGGAGCGGATCCTGGGAAGAAGGATCACCAGCCACGTCATGCGCCACACGATGACGAGCCTGTTCGCGGAGGCCGGTGTAGACCTGTCCGTGATCAGTCGCAGACTCGGGCATCATGACAGTCGTCTGACCCGGGATATTTACCTTCACTGTACGCAGGCCCAGCGCGAGAAGGATAACGAAGCTGTCCGGAAGATCTCCTTGCTGAGTTAGTGGGCAAATAGTGGGCAAATTTATGCGCCTTTATGTGCCGTTAAGGGTTCTTAGATATCGAAAAACCCAGTAAACATGCGGAATGTGCCATGCTGTGGGTATAAAGCTACTGCCCACCACCGGCATACATAATCCCCGAAGAAATCCTGTAAAATCAAGGGCTTCGGGGATTTTCTATGCCTCTAGTGGGCAAATGGTGGGCAAAAACAAAAAAAAAAGAGCAGAGGATCGCTCCCCTGCTCTCTTCTTATGTCAACTCACTCAGCGCAGCTCCCCAGCTGATCGGGCCGACCTCACCGTCGACCTCTAAGTCGTGGTTATTCTGGAAGCCCATCGTTGCCAGCTTCGTCTGCACTCCGAACTCTCCGTCAACAGTTACGCCTATCAGCTCCTGCCAGAGTCGGACAGAGCTGCCGGTGTTGCCGTACTTGATCAGCGGCATTTTTGCCGTGACCGTGTAATAGTTCTTCGGCTCGATCCAGCCGGGCGGATGTTCTTCTGCTGCGGATCCACCACCAACGTATCTGTATACGTGCTGCCATGATCCTCTATAATAGGAAGTAACTGCGATCTCACTGCCCTGATCGCCGGTCTTGCTGGATCCGTAAGACTGGCCCCGTGCGTGTACGATCTGATTGTTTCCGATATAAATCGCCGTGTGGCCGGTCGTTCCGGAGATGTGGTACCACAAGATGTCCCCACGCTGAAGGCCGGATCCGGAGGACAAGCTGACCTTGCCGGTTACATCCCGGAATCCGTACTTCTTCAGGTTCTGCAGATTGCCCGTATAATTGACGACCGTCGTGTCGATCGGAACGCCGGCGTGCTTGTAGGCTGATATCACGAGGCTCGAACAGTCATAGTTCGGCCCCCAGCGATTAGCCTGACTGTATCCGTGGGACTGATCCTTAGCGATGCCGATCGCCCAGCTGGTCGCTGATTCAATGATTGTCATTTTGATTCTCCTTCATCGTCATCGTCCCAATACTTGGCATCGGGATCCTCTTCATCACCGCTGGACAGATCATGGGCGACTTTCTTCAGCTTGTGAGTGATCCATACAGGCATCGGAACCCCCGCCTGATCCAAATTCTCACATACGGATATCACTTCCATCACAAGTATATAGGAAGCAATGAACGCAGGGACATCCACGGGTAGGCTGATCGCTGCATAAATGACATAGGCGATAATGATCACCAGCAGCTCCCCGGACTTGCGAAAGAGCCCGATCCGCATCTTGGTCGAATCCCAGGTTCCATTGACCGTGGCCTGGATCCACCCGGTGACGATATCTGCCGCCATCAGTACCAGCGGCAGCAGGAGAATCCAATAACGATGTGTAAATGTGATGTTCTGCAGTGATTCCATAAGCGAATACCTCTCTTTCTTCATATAAAAAGGGCAGACATTACGCCTGCCCCAACTTCTTTAAAGTTGCCTTTAACGAATATAAATGTTGCTTTGTGTTATTCATCAACATCATCAAATGGAATTGAATAAGAATACACTTCCCCGGTGTTGAGTATTTTCCACCCATCAATGGTTCTCTTAGTGCGGTCTATGTTAATCATGTAAAACGGTTGTTTTCCATATGCATATGCGTCATACATGATTGAAACCAAACCGCCATAACTTGAGTACCCATATCTATCATAATGCCCATGACCATTAAGACAACAAAGTACATCGCCTGTTGTATTTGTGAAGTCATAATTGTGCGTATTGCCATATGAATCATTAATACTTCCGCTTGTATGGTTTTTTCTTGCAGATAGCATCTCGTCTAATGGCACATTATTTATTACAACATCGGTTAATGTCCCGCTACCTTTTGTTGGCGATACTATGGCATCGTCACTTGAACCAATATCGTATTTGCTTGTAAGATTTGACAATGCGGCACAATGCGTCAGTATCACGATGTCATATCCATCCTCTTGCTCAAGCATATCGATTACCGCCTCCATGCTATCTGGAGTAATGCAGTAATGCGAATGCCCACCTTTTGATTTGTCGATTTCCCAACCTGCAATGCACACGTACTTAACATTATGCGCTCTATCAACATGATACTCTATACCTTTTTTGTTGTATTCATACGATACATCGCCATATGCACTATTATCAAAATGGAATGTGTCCCAATCCGTTACGTATTGACTTCCACTTTCATCTGTGAAATTCCACAAATCATGATTGCCCCAGATGTTTATCCGCTTGTCAGCAGGAATTTTTTCAAGTAAATAAAAGGTGTTCTGATAATTTGAGTAATACATATCAAAATCACCAAGACCAATACAAGCCGACAATTCCGTCCAATTTATTGCCAGATTGAGATATGCAAACAACCCATTCGTAAAAGTATCAGATATTGTTAAATGTTCGTGTTCGTCAGTATGCAAAATGATAGGTATAACAGTATTGTCTGCCCTGTACTGTCTTTTCCAATCATCCCTCGCATTTAGGATTGAATGTTGATAATCTGTATACCATTCATCATAATCAGACGGTTCAGTGTCAATTACTGTTCCATCAATCTTGTAGCATTGGTTTAATTGTTCGCCCATGTGGTTGTAAACAGTGTCTGGTGTGACTCCGTTTATGTCGTAAATTCCCATTATACAAGACCCTCATATATTCTGACAGCGGTACAAGTTTCTGGTGCCAATCCAAGTGCAATGCCAATATCACCAGAAAGTTTAGACATAGCTTGTGTTGCTACAAGTTCACCATCACAATACAGCTTCCATGTTGTAGAAATATCATTATCAACTTGGAGTTTTAGTGTCTTTCCATTAAACATAGTTTTGTCTGAAAGGTCTGTAAAGTCGTGGTATTGTTCGTCAATATGATTCCGCAAGCACCACGCATGCGTACCATTGCGATACAATACACCTGCCAAAGCTCCAAAATTAGTTTTGGTTACTAACAGCAAACCACCATTCCCATTATCACCTATGTTAAATCGTGTAACATCAACTTCAATTGTAAATTGACCAAGTATTCCAGTATTAATATTTGTAAGGACTACTTTGCCTCCATTAACAGTAATTGTGACTCCATTGGCATCTTGTGTCGCATTAGTAAGAACAGCTTCAACATTCTGCTTAGAATCAATTAAAGATTGTGTGAAATCCCAATTATAAATACTTGTATCGTAATGTGTCACATTTACCGTGAATGTGTCTGTCTTTCCACCGTAAGTCACAGTAATTGTCTGAGTGCCTTTGGCTAGTGTTCCGCTTAATACATAATTTGTGATTGTTGCAGTGCTTGAATCGTCATAAGTGCCAGTAACAACAAGATCACTCTTCAGCGAATCAAGCGTATCCGTATCATACACTGTTCCAGACTGCGTATATACTGCACTTATGCTCACAAGTTCCGCTATTCCACTCACTGTAACCGTACACTTTACATTTATATCTCCACTTGTTGCCGTAATGATTGCCGTGCCATTCCCAACACCTGTCACAAGACCTGTACTGCTAACAGTTGCAACAGATTCATTAGAACTTGACCATGTAACTGTTTTCCCTGCCGGAACTGTTGTTGCAGTAATCTGAGATGTGGTTGTTCCACTAATGCTGACAGTGTTCTTATCCAGTGTAAGTGATGTAACAGTTTCTGCCCAAGCCTCAATAACGGTTATCTCATCCGTCAGCCCTGTCTCAGCGTATGCCGCTGATTCAAACAGTGACAGAATTGCTTGCCTCACATTAGTCGGCACTCCAGACAAACCTGCAACTTCATTTTCCAAGTCGGATATGTCTTCCTTTAAATCAGTTACGTCGGTCTTCAGAGTGTCCACATCCGCACTCATTACGGAGTAGTCTGCCGGGATGCTGTCCGCAACATCCTGTGCGGTCTCAGCTGCTGCCGTTGCGGTCGCCGCAGCTGCTCTGGCCTCGGTCAGAATCCTGGTCGCCTCGTTCTCCGGATCGTCGTCCACATAGTCGTCAGGCATAGATCGCTGACAGATATGCACATATCCTTCATAGGTTGTGATGCTGGCATCGCCGTCCGTCACGACGATATAGACACGCAGCTCCCCGTTGGTCTCGAAGTAGGTATTCGGAACGTTGCACGTGACCGTGCAGCTGCCGTCATCATTGACCGTTATGCTCCCCGGAGT